AGAAGCAACAGACATTATTCCAGGCAAGACTAATCCGTTTAACGACAACGCTGGTGTATTGAAGAAGTATCTTCTTGACATAGCAACTGTGCGTGCACGCAATGACTACTACAATGTAGATAAACAAGTTCAAGAGTTGTTTAATGACCCTAACAACCCTGACCGCAATCGCGCTACATACCGTGCAGAGATTCTGCGTCAAGCACGTGATATTAAGTTTGCAATGAAGCAGGCTAACCCTGCATTGGCGCTACAACTAGGTACTAATCCAGTTATTCCACGTCAAGAATTGATTACTCGTTTTAATCACTTAGACCAGATGGTTAATAATCCTAAGTACTTTGACAAGTTACCTAAGGGTCAGCGCCTACAGATGGCACAGATGACAGCGTTAACAAACAGAATGCTTATGGTTCTTGAAGATACCAACGTGCGTTCACAGTTTAATGGTGCAGAAACTGTAGATAAAGTCCGTCAAGAAGGACTTGATTACTTAAAAAACTTTGCAGCGGGTAATGCTCCGCTTGTAGAAGCATACCAAAGCATTATCAAACCACTTATTGATGATGTATATACCACTCCGACTTTAGCAATGGGTAAGGGATAATGGCAAAGAAACCAACACCAGCACCATCAACATCATATGGTCCAGCCGTTGCTGGCAATAATGCTATTCAACCTACACCTAAACCAACTGCACCTGCCCCAAAACCATCTGCATCTGCTGCTCCTAAACCAACACCAACAGTAAAGGCTCCAGGAACAGGTAATACAAACCCTATTGCTGAAATCCCTAAAGGTATTCAATCAGACTACAGTGCATTTACTAATGGCGCTATTGTTCTTAATAGTGGTGGCAGTTCAGGTGGAGTTCAAACAGAACCTTATGTATCTGCGGTACCAACTGCTAGCAATACACAACCTAAGGCTCTTGTAGTCCTACCGCATTTTGATGCGGGTGGTACACAAACTGGCTTTACTGTAACTGATATTGATTCAGAAGTAGATAAAATTCTTGGCGCACTTCCACGTGCAAACATTGAGTATTACAAACAGCAATTGCGTGCTTACTACCCGAATGCTGCTGCATATAAAACTTCTTTAACTGCTGGTCCTATGACCGACAAAGACCTTGGTTTTCAACAGGCAATTAAAAAAGCATTGATGGCTGCATCTGTAGATAACTACAATACAGGTAAGCAGATAGCAGAACAAGTTGCTAAGGGTGGTACAGCCACTGCAAAGATGTATGGGTTTGAACAGTTTGTACAAACACGTCTTCAAACACCACAGGCTACTAGTGCATCAGACCGCAGCAGCGGACTTACAGTTAAGGCTGACGCATATGCTGAGTTTGACCGTACAGTAAAGCAGTATGTTGGAGACCCAACACTTGTTAATGAAGTTGCTAAACTTCGTGAAGAATACTGGACACGTCTTCACAATCAAGAACTTGCTCGTCAATCAACAAGCGTAAGTACAACTGACCCACTAGGCAACCGTACAACTAATACAACAGCCTATGCTCAGATGTCTGAACAAGACCGCCAAGACCTTCGTCTTGGGCTTATTGTTAATGGCGCCACTGTTACTGACCCTAAAACTAAGGCTAAGACTGTTATTAGTACTGGTATCAGTCAGACTACATATGATGACCTAGAACGCACAGGCGGTCTTATTGGTCAAACTTATTCTAAGTTGCAGTCTACTGCTGCTGATTATGGTATTGAACTAACGCATACTGATTTGCTTAACCGCGCTCGCAAAGCGTTGCTTCCTGGTGGAGTTGCTACTGGTATTAGTACAGCAACTATGGACACTGGTATTACACAAGAAGCCAATAGCATTAAACAGGCAGCCAAAATTAAATTTGCAAACCTTGCTAGTTATATTGACCAAGGCTTAAAGGTATCTGATATTGCATCTAACTATCAGCGCCTTAAAGAATCTGAGTATGGTCTTGTTAATAACTCAGTAAACATCTATGACAATGATGTACAGAAGGCTCTTAGTGGCGACAAGATTGCATCTAATAATGATTTTATTCTAGGCATTCGTTCTAATCCTGCATGGCGTAAGACACCAAAGGCTAATGAAATGGCTGCAACATTTGTTAATACGTTACTCAAGAGTTGGGGCAAGGTAGGATAATGGCAGCACCTAAACCAGTGGCAACGCCCAAGGCTACACCAGTCAAAGCACCAGTTACTCCTATTGTTACGGTAAAACCCACAACAACAGCCACTTCTTTTGTAGGTCCTATTCCTACTGGAACTACTCGTACTGCTACTGGTTATGTACCCACACCTACAAGTCCTACTGCAGCACAAACAGCAACCGCTGCAGCAGCCGCTGCAGCAGCCGCTAAAGCGGCAGCAGATAAAGCAGCAGCAGATGCTAAGACCGCTGCTGCAAACAAAGATAAAGCAGCAGCAGATAAGGCTGCCGCAGATAAAGCAGCAGCAGATAAAAACCTTGCAGAGTTACAAGCACAAATTGATGCTCTCAATGCAGCAAATGCAAAAAATGATTATGATGCTGCTCAAGCAGCAGCCGCTAAAATTACTCAAGACCAGAACGAAAAGCGTGATGCGTTTGCGCTTATCCAAGACACTATGCGTGCTTATGGATTCACTGATACTGAGTTATCAGAACTATCTGGTTTTATTGAGAAGTCAATCATTGACCCAAACGTGGGTCCAAACCAAGCAATTCTTAATATGAGAAACCTTGCAGTTTATCAAGGCAGATTTGCTGGTAATAAAACTCGTTTAGATAAAGGACTTAATGCGCTATCTGAGGCTGATTATCTTCAGCAAGAAAAAGATTACGGTCAGTACTTCCAGCAGTATGGTGTTGCAAATCTCGCAACGCGTGCGCAAATGGCTACTATGATTGGTAACGATATAGCACCAACTGAGGCTAAGACTCGTATTGGGTTAGCAGTTGACCGTGTTAAGAACTCTGACCCTCAGGTTATGGCACAGTTAAAGACATATTACCCAACACTTACTGATGCTGATTTAGTTACATACTTCCTAAAGCCAGAGCAAGTACTTCCAGAATTGCAGAAGAAAGTTACTGCATCTGAGATTGGTGCTGCTGCTGTTGGGCAAAATCTTGCTACAACTAATGCACTTGACTTGGCTAACTATGGTGTTGACCGCGCAACTGCAATTGCTGGTTATTCAGATATTAAAAGCGTATTGCCTACATCTGGAAAACTTAGTGACATTTATGGTGAAGCAGGTATTAAGTATGACCAGACAGCGGCTGAGTCTGAGTTCTTTAAACAGAACCAAGATGCTGCTGAAAAGCGTAGACGTTTGAAGTCAATGGAACGTGCATCATTTACTGGTGCTACATCAGCAAACTTGAGCAGAACCCAACAGGGTCAGTTCTAAATTAATAGATTCCTACATGGACCTACCAGCCCCATGTGGTGTATAAGACTGGGAGTAGAAGCCAGCCTAGTTTCCCCAAACTAGAACTGTGGTCTGCGATTCAACTAATGAAATATGGGAGGACGGTTGCTATGACCAACCAATACTGGGACGAAGAAGAAGATGAAGTAGATAACACTTCAATGGGCAACGATTCAGATGCAATGAAGCAATTGCGTAAAGCAAAGCGAGCAGATGAAAAGCGCATTAAAGAACTATCTGAAAAACTAGAAGCCTTTGATAAGGCTCAACGTGAAACTGTCATCAAGAAAGTCCTAGAAAATAAAGGCGTAAGTCCAAAGGCTGCACGTCTGATTGTCCGTGAACTAGAAGGCGATATAACAGAAGACTCAGTTTCTAATTGGGTTGATGATAACGCTGACATGTTTGGACTTCAGGTGCAGGAACAGCAAACGCCTGAACAAACACTGGACCGTGCTGCATTGCGTCAGCAGGACATTGTAACTCAGGCTGCTATTACGCCTGACCGCTCACAAGATACATTGCTTAAACTTAATAATGCTGCTAGTGCAGAAGAGATTATTGCAATGATTCAATCGGGCGATTTTAACTAACAACCAACCGAATCTAACATCCTCATAAGGAGGTGCAAAAATGGCTAATGCATATACAACCACAGGTTCCGCTTCTCTAGGCGGTACAGTTGGTAGTGCTGGTCTCGTACAAAAGGCGTATGACCGTCTAATCGAGTTCGCACTCCGTGCACAACCACTCATTCGCTCAGTAGCCGATAAGACTCCTGCGCGTCAAAGCATCCCTGGTTCATCTGTTGTCTTGCAGCGTTACGTAGACCTTACAAAGGTTACTTCAACTCTTACAGAAACAACTGACCCAGATGCTGTAGCAATGGCTACACCAACATACACAACCATCACTCTTGCTGAGTATGGTAACGCAGTACTCGTTACACGTGCTTTGGAACTCTTCAGCCTTGCTGACGTAGACCCAGCAGTTGCTAACGTAATTGCGTTCAACATGGCAGACTCAATTGATGATGTTGCTCAGACAGTACTTCGCCAAGGAGACAACGTTCTTTATGCTGGTGGACGTACATCTACAGCAACACTTACATCATCAGACACATTTACTTCAGCACTTGCTCGTAAGACAACTGCTAAGTTGCGTGCTAACAAGGCTATCCCACGTAAGGGTTCACTTTACTGGGCTGGTATCCACCCTGAAGTATCACACGACCTTCGTGCTGAGACTGGTGTAGGTTCATGGCGTCAGCCACACGAATACCAGGCTAATGATGCAATCTGGGCTGGCGAAATTGGTACATACGAAGGTGCATTCTATGTTGAATCACCACGTATCTACAGCGACCTAAAGGGTGCTGGTAAGACAACATCTACAACAACAACAACTGCCTCAGGTAACGTAGCAGCGACATCACTGTCTCTTACTTCTACATCAGGCATTGTTATTGGTGACCTTGTTGCTGGTACTAACGTACCAACAGGTGCAAACGTAACAGCAATTGGAACTGGAACAGTAACAATTGATATTGCTATCACCACACAGGTTACATCAGGTGCATCTATCACCTTCACACACGAAACAAATGTATTCAATACATACTTTGCTGGACAGCAAGCATTGGCTGAAGCCGTTGCCGAAGAGCCACACGTAGTTATTGGACCAGTTGTTGACAAGTTAATGCGTCACCGTCCACTTGGTTGGTACGGCGTACTTGGCTTCTCACGTTACCGTGAAGAGGCGCTTTACCGCGTTGAGACTTCATCTTCAATCAACTACTAATAGTTAATTGACGCTGCAGCAGGGGTCGCTCACGTGCTCCCTGCTGCGGAGTAAGTCAACTAAGGAGACTAATGACTAAGTATTACCTAACACCACCAGTGGTGGAATACGGACCAGCAGGCGGAGGACGTTTGTTTATTCGCTATCGCTTAAACCGTGGCGAGAGCCTAATGCGTAATAACGGAGTCTGGACTCAAACAGCATTTCCAACAGAAGATGTAATAAAAGCCGCTGAGTTATTTTATCTAGGCGGAAGAGAATATGAAATTACCTCAGGGGTTTATAAAGAATTAACTGACCAAGGGTTCGGGGCAAACGTAAGGGCGGAGTAATGGAGCACCAACATATAAGTAAGGTGCTTGAATGGGGATTCAGCGCAGACCATAACTTTATAGCAACTCTTTGGGGTTGTGCGTTATGTGATATTACAGCCGATAAACCATTTGAGTATGAAGATATTTCAATTGACCACACACAGTGTGATGAAGATTGCTTTGGCTGCAAGGCTAAAGGTTTACAACTAGCAACTGGTGATGCCTCAGGTAACATTATTGCTAGTGGTACAACTCAGAAAAAATGGGATAGCGAGTTAGCATTCTACAGAGATGCGCGTTCACAAGGTGTACAACCTGAGGGCACTTCACGCAAGGCTGTAGAGAAAGCCCTAGAAGCATCAGAGGTCATGAATAAACCTTATGACGGTAACAAGATGCCAAAGGCAGAACATCTAAACAAAGAAATAGTGTCCGTAATGAAAGAGATAGGGAAAATATAATGGCTGCAATGAAACCAATGTCTAGTAAAGCGGACATGAAGCAGGATGCAAAGATAATGAAGGGCATGAAGCCTGCTCAGAAGTCTGCATTTAAAAAGGCTGATGTAAAGA